TCCAATCTCACATTCTTTCTTTTGGTCTTGTTTCCCAGTCACGATCAAGAAGAATAAACAGACGTTGAAACGTATGGAGCGTTTCGACACGTTAAGAGGACTATAAAATGATAACTTCAAATATTACTAGAGAATGTCGCGAACGCATTCGCGTACAAACTGAGATAAAAGGTGAATCATTAGCAAAACAAGACCAAAAGAAAGAATGTGAGATTGGACACATTCTTAATAAGTATCGGAAAAAAGGAGTATTACCTAGAACTAACCCGTTACCAGCAAAATATATGGATGCTTCGAACACAATAGAATACGGAGAAGCTCTGAATTTTGTGGTAGAGGCTCAAACTAGATTCCAGGAACTGGACTCCGATACTAGAAAACGTTTCGGTAACGATCCAAAACAGTTTTTGGATTTCGTTACGAATAGTGATAACTTAGAAGAAATGGTGGAAATGGGACTCGCGGAAGCGGTCTTAGATGAACCACAAAAAGTGGAGATTGTCAATCCTCCACAAACAGGAACTCCTTCCGGGGAGAATGAGGAGTAAACTATAATTACTCCTTAGTCAAGAAAAAGGGTCAGAAATGGCCCTTTTTTTTTGAACGAATCGCGTGATTTCGAGGTGCTTGCGCCTCGAAATCTCGTGAAACACAACACACGAATGCTACTTGTTATAAGTGTGTTGACTGACACCACTAAGGTGTCTAAACTAAAAAAACTAAAAACAACGGAGGAATTCCAAAATGCCTAGACGTAGACAGCCAATGCCTAAACGACGAGCACGCAAACTCTTTAGAAAGACTTCACGTGTGCATAAGAAAAACAACGCCCGCCCAATGTCATTTCGTGGCGGATATCGGTTGTAATGTGTAATGCGCCCCTCACAGGTTATAGATCCAAGTTCGTTAATCCAGCTACTCGCAAAAGGCCTATTGTATTTAGCCCAGATGAAGGATTCTCAGACATGCCCGTGGAAGTACCCTGTGGGAGGTGTATGGCCTGTAGACTTGAAAAGAAACGTAACTGGGCCGTAAGAAATACTAATGAGTCCCTATGTTGGGACGACAACTGCTTTATAACACTCACCTATAACGATGATTACCTTATAGAAAACAATCCATTTGAATCATTAATGGTTGAAGACATGCAGAAGTTTATGAAAAGACTTCGCAAACATGAACAAGGTACAAATACAATCATCCACCCAAGAACAAAAAAAAAATATAATCCAATAAGACACTTTTATTGCGGAGAGTACGGTGAAAAAACTAATAGACCACATTGGCATGCACTTCTTTTTAACTACGATTTCGACGACAAAGAAATTGTTAGTGAAGATAAAGGGTACACTGAATATTACTCTGAAAAACTCCAGCGACTCTGGTCTGATAAAAATGGTCCGATTGGCCGTGTCCATATCGGCGATGTTACTTTTGATTCTTGCTCATATGTTAGTGGATACATTGTAAAAAAAGTCACTGGTGAATGGGCAGAACATCAATATCAAATAATTGATCCAGAATCAGGAGAAGTAGTAGGACAAAAAATACCAGAATTTCAAAATATGAGTAGAGATCCAGGAATTGGATATTATTATTATGAGAGATTTGGAAAGGATATTTACAAGACGGATTCAATAGTCGTAAAGGGAAAAGAGATAAGACCTCCCAAGTATTACGACAAAAAATTCGAGTCGGAACAGCCAAAAAAGCTAGAAGACTTAAAACGAGCACGAAAAAAAGCGATTAATAAATTGGAAACAACTTATGAGCGCTTACGTGTAAAAGAGGAAGTTCAAAAGAAAAAATTTGACTTCCATAATACCCGGAAACTATAGGAGAAAAAAATGATTATGCATCTTACAATAATCAGAGATAAGAAACTTAAGAAAGCTAGACAAGTTATGTTGGTAGATGATCCAAGAACAGTTCAAAGGTCCTTTATCGATACAGTACCTAATCACCCAAATCCGCAAGATTACGATTTAATTACAGTTGGACAAGTATTAATCCCCGATGATGTAGATGATCATAGCTTACAAGAAAAATTAAAATTCTTGATGGATATAAAAGCCATCGAGGATGGAGCAGAATTTAGCCTAGAACAAGAAGTAGATGGCTAAAAACCAAAGGCCCTTCGGGGCCTTTTTTAATTATATAGGAGACCAATATGAAGTCAGTAATGCAACATGCTTTCGGACAATTGCCTAGCGCAAATATACCGAGATCAAAATTCAATTTATCACATGGTAACAAAACAACATTCTTTGCAGGAATGTTAGTGCCAATAATGATTAACGAAGTATTACCAGGAGATACGCACGAAGTATCGGCAACAACTTTCGGAAGATTAGCAACGCCATTGCATCCAACGATGGACAATATGTTTATTGATTATCATGCTTTCTTCGTACCCAATCGATTAGTATGGGATAACTGGGAAAAATTCAACGGAGCACAAGATAATCCTGGTGATTCAACGGATTTTCAAATTCCAGGTGTGGATACACCTATTGGAGGATGGCAAAACTTGTCATTAGCAGATTATTTAGGTGTGCCAACTCAAGTATCAGGATTGAGGATAAATGCTTTACCCTTCCGATCTTTAATGCTTATTTATAATGAATGGTATAGAGATGAAAATCTTCAGGATAGTCTAGAGGTTAAAAAAGATGATGGCCCTGACAATGATGTAGCTGACACTTTATATAATCAGTTCTTACTCAGAGGAAAAAGACCAGATTATTTCACAACATGTTTGCCTTGGCCTCAAAAGGGAGATGCGGTAGATTTACCTTTAGGTGATACAGCACCAATTATTAAGGACGAAGTTACAGATTGGTCGTCAAATACACCAGATGGATTTTTCCAAAATGAAGGTCAATTTCCAACTCCAGGAGATGATTCAGCGGTAATTATGAGGAACACAGGAGCTGCTGGAAACTTTGGTAATGTTGATTTCGCTTCAGGTGTTACACAGGATACTAACGATGCGTTTGGATTACGTACTGAAAGGTATTTAGTCGATTTATCAGCAGCAACTGCGGCTACAATTAATTCATTTAGATTAGCATTTCAAATTCAAATGTTATTCGAAAAAGACGCACGAGGCGGAACGAGGTATACAGAGATTATTCGATCTCATTTCGGTGTTATTTCACCGGATCAACGGTTACAACGCCCAGAATTTTTAGGCGGTGGTACATCGCAAATAAATTTAAATCCAATAGCTCAAACAGGACCAACATTAGGAGGAACAACCCCGCAAGGTAATCTCGCGGCAATGGGTACAACCTCAGCAAAATTTGGTTTTAAAAAATCATTCACAGAGCACGGACATATTATTGTCTTAGCTTCAATGCGAGCTGATTTAAATTATCAACAAGGATTAGACCGTATGTGGTCTAGAAGTATAAGAGAGGATTTCTACTGGCCAGCATTAGCTCACTTAGGTGAACAACCAGTGTATAACAAAGAAATTTTCGCACAGGGTACTCCAGAAGATGATGATGTATTTGGTTATCAGGAAAGGTACGCAGAGTACAGGTTTAAACAATCACAGGTAACAGGAAGGTTTAGATCGAATGATCCTTTGTCATTAGATACATGGCATATATCGCAGGATTTTGCTTCGTTACCGGCATTAAATAGCGATTTTATTGTAGAGCAACCGCCAATCGACCGTATTATCGCAACACCTGGTGAACCACATGTCATTATGGATATGTTTTTTAATTATTATGCAACCAGACCAATGCCCACTTACTCAACTCCAGGACTAGTTACGAGGTTATAAAATGGCAATAGGATCAATACTTAAAGTGGGTCTGCCAATTGCTGCATCTTTATTTGGAGCGGAACAAGCTGCGTCTGGAGTGAGATCAACAAATAGGGCAAACCTTGCAATCGCAAGGGAACAAATGGCTCATCAAACTACCTCTCAAAAAACTGCTATGGATTTCGCGGAGCGTATGTCTAGTACAGCGTTTCAAAGAGGAATGGCAGATATGAAAAAGGCTGGTTTAAATCCAATACTAGCTTATTCAAAAGGAGGAGCATCCGCACCGACGGTTGGTACAACGTCAGGAGCATCAGCAGTTATGCAAAATCCTAAAGCTGCGCAGATAGCAACAGCTCTCGAAATAGGAAAGTATTTCGAGGAATTACAGGGTTTAAAGAAAACAAATGCTCAATTAGATGCAAGAACTAGAGAGATTGAGGCTAGTATTGGATTTA